TTAGCGTTCCTCATCGGAGGAGCGCTTTTTCATTTGCCGGATCTCTAGGATGGTTTTGTAGGCGAGCAATCCGGCTGCAATCGTGGCCATGATATCGCGTATCACATCCACCTTTTGTTCACCTCCTTCCTTAACTTTATTATACCATAACTATTAACATATGTAAACAGCTTGAGTAAAAAATTTTTCCTCCTTTTCCATAAAAAATAAATAGCCTCCACCCCAGTGCAAGGGGTGAAGGCATGTATTACAGATAAATACTATGCCCAGCTATGATTCGATCCGGGTTGCTGATTCCGTTTATCCTGGCCAATTCTCTATAATTTTTCGGGCTGCGTCTTGCCAGTTGGCTCAATGTGTCGCCTGGCTTGATCGTGTAGCTTTTAGGTACATAAAGCTGACGGCCGGCAATGATCAGGTTCGGGTTTTTGATGTCGTTGAAACCTTGCAAAAAGCTCATCGGTACAGCAAAACGCTGGGCAAGTTGGCTCAGCGTATCTCCGCGCCGGATAGTATAATAAAACCCGTGATAACTTGGGGCCTGTCCACTTGTCTGCTGAGTTTGGGGCTGTGGTTTCGGCCTTGTCTCTGACTTAGGCTGCTTCTCATTGTCATATTGGTGAAGTTTATAGCTCTCAATAAGGTTGATTAGCTTCTGAGCATACTGTGGATCCGTAGCATATGTCCCCTGGAGAGCCTGGGCAGCTTCTCGGTAGTTTTTAGCCTCCAGTACAGGCTTGTACAGATTCCGATTCCAGCTGACGCCGTTCACAAACAACCTAGTGTGGTCCTCAATCGATTCTTTCCATGATGGGTACTTGCGGAACCGTGCATTGACTGTATGCCAACCCTTTTCCTTGCTCCACTCCCTGGTGGGCATGGTTACATATTGGCCATTATAGCTGCCTTTGATGCCAAAAAGGTTGTTCGCTTGGACTGTCAACTGGCTCCTTCCCCAATTAGATTCCAGGATTGCCTGAGCTATTACAATAGAGGCTAACACCCCGGTTTTATTCCTGTTTTCCACTGCCAAGTTAGCAATTTTGCTAATAAACTCTTTGCGATAAGGCATTATTTTTCACCCTTTCCATTCTCATCTTTCATCTGCTCAAAATGCTTGTACAGAAAAGACGGAATCGGCACACCTAATCTTTCCATGTTTTCTATGATGCTGATGCCTTCCACGGCAATCAGAAAAAGGATCATTGAGTTTCTCAAAAATTGTGCATCCGTTGTGCCAGCAATAATATCAAGCTGATGAGCAACGATCACCAGTCCAATCATTGCCCCTTTTTTCACAATCCCACGGAACGCCCGCTTTGAACTTGTTCCTGTTTTCCTTGTCCCGGCAAAGAGGCCCGTGACAAAATCAATGGCCATGAAGATGGCCAATGCCACAACAAGATGGTCAATGCCTCCAAGTAAAAAAGCAGCGCTTGCCGCGCCGCCTCCTAACACAAAGGTATAGAACGTGTCTGTTTTTTGCATTAATCATCCTCTCCTTTCTTTAACACTTCGTATGCTTCTTCTCTCTTTTTCTCCACATCTCTAGGAACCGGCTCCCCGGTCACGTATCTTCTCAGCTCGTACCAGTTGGTACGGTCCAGATACATTTGTGCTTCGGATCTCGTCATATCACCCCCTTTCCGGCAAAAATAAAAAACGCCTACTTCTTGGCGTCTTTGTTTTCCAGATGTTCTTCTAGCTTCTTTTTTAGCTCGGTGTTCTCTTGCTGCAGTTGCTGGACCTGAGCCTGCAACAGTGCAACTTGTTTAGCATAGTTGCTCGTTTGTATCCCTACCTGTGTTGTTAGATTGTCAATCACCTTATTTGCATCAATGCTCAGTTGTTGGCTCATTTATAATTTCCTCCTCTTATCCGTTATATATCTCTTCCATATAAATGTCTTCATAACCCTTACGCTTGCCGTACACCCAACACGCTACCCGCACGGGAAGTAGCCCTGAAACCCTTAACTTAAACCTTTTTCTTTCTCGTTTCAAAACGCGTACATTACCTCCGTCTTGCGCTATCGGTAATACGCTATATCCATTGATCGTTTCGGCAAACATCGGGTTGAGATCAACCCAATGTTCTCCCGGTGTTAGTGTGGTCTCTATCACGTCCATAAATCGGTTGTCGGGCGCCTCCACGGCGTACATGAGACGGCGGCCATAGTTTTCGGTGTCAACAACGGCGGACTTAGTGCCACTCACGGAAAAATTGTTCATTATCTGCACTGTTCCGTCTCCATGATGCAATCTCATATACTCAATACTGTTATTGATTAGCCTTGTTGTATCTCCAAACATTCGTATTGCAAATTGTTGACCGAAACGATAAAACTCCAAGGGGTTATAGTTTGTGTTTCCATATGCTGTAAATTTTTGATTGCTGCCGACGCTCAAATCCCCGCTTGCGTTTACGCTCCCATCATCAAGGGCTGTAAGTATTGTAGAGCCGCCTAGAAAAACATCAAAACGATTGTTCATCACGCGTATATAATCATTCGATGAGCGTCTTAGGCGTAAATGTCCACCAGTCACGTCAAAGTCGCAACTTCCTGTACCGAAGTTGACGCGATCTTGATTTGTTAGTCCGAAAATTCTATCCGTTTGTATTTCTGATCCTCTTAGGCCAATTACATGCCCATCGAATTGTATCGTACTTCCGGCACTGATCATGATATTTCTGGCTGCTAGAATATTGACATCACCCTGCGAACCAACGCCTCTAAGTGCAATTCGTCCGAAAGCCTGAATGCCCAACCTTGTATCATCAAGATCGGCATGTATAGTTGCCGCGTTACCGAAACTAATAGCTTTTTGAACTGTAGTGACATTTGGGTCTCCGATATATAGTGTGTTTCCAACTCTTGCATCTGTAGAAACGTCAATAGTTACTGAGGTAAGGGTACCTGTGATATTGACAATATTGGCATTTAATGTGCCCGTGTTGATTTTGTCGGCACTGATACTAGCTATCTTTGCATTTGTGATTGCGGCATCTGCTATTTTTGCCGTATCAACTGCAAGATTTGCTATCTTTGCGTTTGTGATTGCTCCGTCCTGTATCTTTGCTGTGCTTACAGCTAGATTAGCTATCTTCGCGTTGGTAACGGCGGCATTGTCTATCTTTGCTGTCGTAACAGCAAGGTTGGCAATAGCGGCCGTTCCTACCGCGGCTTCTGCAATTTTTGCGGATGTTATTGCCGCATTGCTTATTTTTCCTGTCGTCACGGCTAAATCAGCAATTGCAGCAGTTCCTACAGCTGCATTCGCAATCTTGGCGTTGGTGATGGCAGCATCTTGAATTTTAGCGCTGCTTACGGCCAAATCTGCTATTTTATCTTCTTCTATTGCTCCGCTTGCCAATTTTTCAGCCGTTACAGCAAGGCTGGCCAGTTTGGGATTTGTGATTGCTCCAGTCTCAATGTGTATTGACTTGATAGCCTCTTCTGCCACTTTTTGTGCTGTAACAGCACCTTGGGCTATCTTTTCCTCTATAACCGCGCCTGGTGCTATTTTGTCTGTTTCTACCGCTCCACTCGCTAGTTTCTCGGCAGTCACTGCCAGGTTGGCAAGTTTCTCACTTGTCACCGCGTCCATTTCGATGTCTATGTCTACGATGCGTACAGTAGATGCGGACACTTGTGGCGAAAAGTCGCTTGCTGTTCCGTGATGATTGACAGCGCGGACGCGGAAATAATATGTTTTGTTGGTTTCACCTTCGTATACAAAACCTCCAGTTTTTCCTTTGAAAACTAGGTTTGTTTGGTTAGGTGTGAATCCCGGTGTTTCACTTGCGTAGACTTCATACGCCGCAATGTATGAAGTCGGGTCATAGTCCCATGTGACTGATACATTTTGAAAAAGTCCGGTTGCCTGTACGTTTGTTGGCACAGGAGGCACGATGTCGGGAAACTTTCCGTCGTCAATTTCAAGCTCATCGATTGCTTTGTCTATCTTCTCTTGCGCACCTTCTATTGTCTCAATCGTCCCAGTTCCAACATCGGTGTCAATCTTTTGTTTGGCTTCTTTTCCTGGTTGTGCTTGGATGTCAGCATAGTATGTTGAATCCTGGTACACAGACTGGTCTTTTTGGTCAATCGTTTCCTTGTCATACGTAACCTGCATCACCTGTGCCATGGACACTTTCTTTGCAATTTCTTGCTGCAACGCTTTCCATATCGCTTTCACATCTTCTTCCGTATACTCAATAAAGTCACCAAGGATGATTTTCTTTCGTGACTTGTCTTTGATCGAACGCTCTTGCGTGTGAACACGAGCCTCAAGGTAAAGAGGCGGACTGAACCCTTCGTCCTTGATCCTCAGCGTATCCCCAAAACGGATTTTTTTGTTCTCCATTCCGGGGACGTTTTCCAGATCAGCAACATCAATCTCATACTCGACGATAGCATTAACACGCTTTTCTAGCTCTTTTTGCGTCAATTCACGGAGTTGTTCCTCTGTCATATCCTGATCAGTTGACTGCGGTTCATACACTTCCACCAGGTGTTTTCCGTTGCGCCCCCATCTTTGAAGAGCATCCAAGTCCTCTACAAACACCTCAAGCCGTGTGCCGTCCTCACGTTCAGGGGCAATACCAACCAAGGCCGTGACAATCTGATCTGTTTTTTTGCGGCGCTCGATACCGATTAGATCTTTCCCAAAAGTTACTTCTCGACCTTGCCAGCTACCAACACGCTCAACCAAATCAACATAGCGGCCAACCACACGATTGTAGTCAATCTCAACGCGAAAATTCAGTTCAAGGTTAAATTCGCTTGCAATCCGCTTCAGCAGACTGTAGGGGTTGGAGTGCTCTTCAATGTGAATAGTACGGATACCAGCAAAGGTGATTGTACCTGGTTTCCACTCTGTACCTGACAGAGCAAAGGAAACAGCAGTCTGTGCTGTTTGACCACTCAGCGTTTGTGGACTGATCACTTTTTGCTTTTTCAGTTCCAAATAGCTGGCTGTGGAATAGACAGCCTTTGTCCGATTGATTCTCTGAACCGTTTCCTCAATGATAAATTCTATATACCCGCCATCTTCAGCAGGGATAATGACGCGATTCCGATCTCTCAGATGTTGTGAGTACCGTTGATCAGCAAAGGTCACAAAGTCGAATGTTTCAAGGTTGTCCAGTTGTTTTTTGTGCGTGTCTTCCCAAAAGTCACTAATTGTGTCTAAAATTGTATCGTTTTGTTGGTCAGTGATGTGTATGAGTGTCATAGATATCTCTCCCTGTATCGCACACTGACATTGAACGAATCACTCGGATATACCACAAGCTGATTAAAACCCTGTTTCAGCTTGAAATAGGTTGCTCCAAAATCCTTTAGCTCCGTTCTATCTTCGCCATTGATCAGTAATTCTTCTGACTTATGATCAAATGTTATAACATCCCCGGGATGAGCAATGTATGGGATTTCGTTATCTTCAAGCTTATTGACTTTCCACACTTTGATATCTTTGATACTCATCTGGGTTGGAGTATGTCCACCCGATGTAGCTATATGCACTTGGATCTGAGCGACCTGCTGCATATATTTTTCTTCAATATCTGTAAAACGTACCGTCCTGCGCGAGTGATGTCGACCATCAGTTATTTTTCCTATATGTGCAAGCCACTCATTACCGACACGTTCTACACGTACAATACCATCGAAGTCATTCCACATGAGCCGGCCACTGCTAGTGATCGGACTTTCGGCAATGATATACTTCCCATCCGAAAGCCCGCCGGCTCTGATCTCTCCAAAATTACGAGGAGTGCTGAGACTAGTGTCTTTCATCGCCATTTTTGCAATTGCATTATTATTCACATCAAGCAAATAAATCTCAACTCGCCCTACACCACTTGCGTTCATATTTTCAATAAGAGCCTCTACTCGAAAATCTTGTAATGTTTCAGACAGACTCGTTTTGAGAGCTGGTCCATGCCATCCAGACTGAGCTGTACCAAAACTAGAGGCAACAAATCTATTACCTTGTGAGACCATTTCGCCAGTCACAATGCCGCCATCTACTTGATCGCCTGTTGTCCATCCCGTTGTCGTGCTCATTGTATCGTGCTTAATGAGCTCGTATTCATCGACAACAATTGAATCTATGTCAATCGGCTTGCCTATCATCATATATTCATCTTCTTGATTTTGAATGAGAGCAAACGTGACTGGCTGCAAGACTTCCAACTCAAATATCGGATCAGCAGGTGCAGTGCCGTTGTTGGTGAGCGTAACCACGTCGGATGGGAAGGTGGCAGTGAGTTCTGGACCATATGAGTAGGGATCCAAACACAGAAATTGGATTGTGCCTTGTCTAAAATTCATAAACCTCGTAAAATCTTCTAAAGTATTTTGAACCACCGCATAATACGTACGTCCGGGTTCATCATCAAATTGCAGAGGGACAGGTTCATCTGTAATTAGCCAGGTGGCCAATTCATCTTTTAGCTGCAAAGCGTGCACATCATCAGTCGCGTCAAAACCAATAGGTTGATGGATGACAACTGGCTCAACTTCAGATGATTGCAGATAAGCCCCTGGTTTTCCTGGTACAGTAAGTAAATTGCGACGCATGGGAGCAAAGGGAGCCTTTTGCCTCCCCGCCAACAAATACAACCATGGCTTTCTAACCCCGTTGAAAGTTAAGTTTTTAAGTGGCAAAGCGCTCCCTCACTTCCCTGTTTCTGTTTTGAATTTCTGTAATGTGCTTTTCAACAATCTTGCCTACCAAATAATCATCCATAATAATGTTTTTCCCTTCACGTACTGCTTGAATGAGTTCAGTTAATAGAACCTCAATTTTCCCACCTTCTTGTATTCGATCAAGCGGTGTCACCCTCGCCCCTCGAGGCAGGTCAAGAATCTCCGGTCCGGCTTCTCCAACAAGTACACGTCCTGATTGAACAATATTACCACCTTTGGCCAACGCAGGTATAGGCCTCAAATTGATACCAAACGATTTTCCGCCCATGCCAGGCACCCATGAAGGGATATTCAATCTGAAATTATTCAGCCCTCTTATCATACGATTGAAGAAGTTGATCACACTGTTCAACACTGAACGAATACCGTTCGGAATCGCTCGAAAAGCGTTCACAAATCCGCTGGCAAAACTGCTGGCCCTGGACGTTACTGCGCTTAACACAGTGTTTATGAAGTCTCTCATCCAGTTAAACGGGCTTGAAATCGCGTTTCTTAACATCGTGGCAAAACTTCTGACGATACGCATTACACGCCCTAATAGTGTCAGTTGTATAAGGCCCCAGATAAACTGAAGGGCTCCGCCAAGGAATTGCTTAATCCCTTCCCACATTTTGCTCCAGTCTCCGGTGAAGAGACCTGCAAACGTCTTGAGTAAGCCCATGATGATATTAAGCGCCCCATTAAAGATGCCTTGAATACTCCCCCAAACCATTTTAATAATGAACAAAACAGCCGGCATAACAAATTCAATGACGGACTGGATAAACTTAAAGGCATTCTGAACGGCTTGCATAATTTGCTGGCCGTTCTCCTGCCAAAACTGTTGTATATCTTTTAACTTGGCTTGGATGAACGGAACAACCAGGTTAAGCACAGTCTGAACGATAGTCTGTATGATCTCAAATGCGACTTTGACTACCTCCCAAACAGCCCGAAAAATGTTTTTGAAGATCTCTAGGATTGTTGGAAGAGTGCTGCTTATTCGTTCCCATATCGCACTTAATGCGCCTTCGTTCGCCTGCCTCCAGTCACGTATATATCCGATGACACTCTGTATGCCTTCGACTATCCAGCCAACAGCTGTTTGTATACCTTCTGAAACTCTCGTGAACATTTGCCGGATGGCAGGAAGATTTTCAAGCACCCAATCGAGCATGGTCTGGAACATGGGCATCAGATCGAGGCCGATTTGTGTTACCGCCGCGCCCAAAGAACGTTTGATAGTGTCCCACGAATCCTGGAACTTTTCGGCCGCTCTAAGTTGATCCTCAGCCAGAACCAAACCTAATTCATGTGCTTTTTGCCTCGCTTCGTCAATGCTCAATGAGCCATCTTGGAGCGCTGGCAGTAATTCCCTGGCTATGGCGCTACCAAACATTTCTGTTGCCAACTCTGCTTTCTCATGTTCATTGGTCATCTCCGACAGCGTCTGGATGGCTCGAGTGAACGCATCTTCCGTGCTGAGTGTCCCAGATCTAACTTCGTCCAAATTAATACCAAGACGATGTAAAGCGCTGGCATATTTCTCATTGCCGTTCATAGCCAAGCCTAGGCGTTGATTAAAACTACCAACGGCTTTCTCCATCTTTTCATGTGCAATGCCATTTTGGCTGGCCCAGTAGGTGAGTTCTTGGTAAAAATCAGTAGATACACCCATCCGGGCTGCGCCTTTTGCGATGGCATCTGCCGCTTCAGTAGCTTTTAACGTCAAACCAAACAGGCCAGCCACAGCAGCACCAGCCGCAGAAACAATGGCCGCTCCCCACTTAGCAGCTGTTTTTATCATGCTGCCCAAACGTTGGGCAAGCGTTTGGGCATTTTTATCCGTTTTGGACAAACTTTTTTGTGCTTCTTTATCATCGATCATGATCCGGCCAAACAGCTTAAAAATCTCCACGCTATCACCCCGCTTTCTGGGAAAAAAAGCGCTTATTTTGAGGGCTTCTTGATCTTCATTTTCATCTTCTTATACCGCTCTTGAACTGATTTATCCGGCGACTGAAGAGAAGTTTGCATATGAACCGGCGCCTCAAACTTCTTGAGAAAATCATTGAATGAGATAAAGTTCTTTTTATCCATGTATGGATACCTTGCTACCCACATTTCCCAAACTTTTTGTTCTTCACGTTTTTTGAATGCTTTAGCCAACAGCCTATTGATGTTTGAAACTGGTAACCGCAAAACATATTGAAAGTCATAATATTGATGGAGCAGGGAGAGTGTTTCCTCATATCCCCCTACTGCCCGGCTTGTTTGAAAAAATCCATGAGTTCCGGATCGGAAAAAATTTCTTTGATCGTGTTCATTGTTTTTAAGAAGGATTGCTTTTTGACTTCTTCAACCGGCCTATTTTCCACGATTGATACAATCTGAAAGAATTCCTCTTTCACCTTGCCTGAGTGTTTTAGGATATACTTGAACACTTCGATGCCAACTTCTGTTGGATCAACTTTCTTACCCTGGTACTTCTTCTGGAGTTCTTTACGATACCGGTCAATATTTAATTTGTCGTAAATATCTACTACAACAGGCAACAAATCAAAGACTTGCTCTGTATTCATCTTACCCCTCCTCAAAAAAGTGACATACTCCCACCACCTACGCTAACGCTTAGAGGTGGGGGCTTCTCGGGTAATCCCTTCCAATGAAGGAAAATTGACCGAGCGATCCCCTTGTGCCCCACGGTTCGAGATCCAGTTAGGTAATTCCTAACTGTTTCAGCCCTTCCTTTTTGATATTGATGGCGGCGTCAAACCGACATTCATCTCCCACTTTCACTTTGTTTAGAAGTGGGAGACTTCTTCCGTTGGTAAGTTAAAGAGGAGCCCTAAGCTCCTCTATACCTCTGGTAATGCGTCATAGTGCACAACATATGTCGGTACTTCATCCATTTTCTCTGGATCGAAGTGAGCTGTGAAGGTAGTCTCCGCCACAACTTCATCCTTATCAGCGAAAGCAGCTGTAAGAGCACCATCACCCAATACGTTTTCAATCACATAAGCTACAACCTGTCCAGTAGCTGTTTCGGTGATATAAGCCAGGTTTTTGATGTAATCATTGTCGTCAAAATCGATTTTTGGACGATATTTTTTGTAATCAGGCACTGATGTTCCACCGGTCACGTTTTCAATCGTCCCCGGCATAATCCTGGCCAACTGTTCAAGATCAAGCTCCAAAGCAGTCGCCGTAATAGTAATGTTCCATTCCGTACGCCGCTTAAGCCCCTTGGTATGTTCTCCACGGTCGCCGTCGAAACGAATTGAATGGTTAGTCGGCTCAACATTATATTGCCCACCACCTCGAGTCGCACCAAACGGAATCGATTCCGGATCATCCCAATTGTCCGGATTGAAATTAAAAACGAGAATGCCCTCACCCAACTGGACATTCTCCGGTTTTGGTACTGCCGGCCGTTTTAATGGCATGGTTATTCACGTCCTTTCTTCAGTTTTAAAAGCTTCCATCTCAGCTGCAGTGCAATATATTCTGCAGCAATCAACTTAAGTTCGTTCCAATCCACATCCTGAATGAGCTCGATTTCTTCATCAGTCAGGATGTTATATACCATGGCCTGAAAATCATCACTAGCCATAAAGTTTTCCTGTTCCTTTTTGAGACAGTCATCACATATTGTTGTTTGCGGAAATCCCGGCTCCTGCCACTCTTTTTTACATCTGGCGCATGTCATTTTGGCCATTTGGATCACTCTCCGTATACACGGGCTTGGTAGGTGTAGCGTCTGCGTTTTATCAGGCTGTCATTTTCATTAATAGATTCTCTGCCGTCTCGGTAGAGGCTAAAGAATAAATTGTCTGCAATTACAAAGGTCTTACGTTGTAATGCTTTGTCAACTGCATCCATCATCATTTCAAGTCCAGTCGTATCGCTATTGGTTGGTGCATCCCAACCTTCTACTTCCAAAACAAAGTTTTCAAGCGCTCCATTACTAATGGAATTGGGCAAGTCAAAAACGATGTATGGGTATGGGGAGTCATCGGTAGCTTTTTCAAAGTAAACTTCCGAATGGACTTCTTTAATGGCCGCCTTAATCGCTTTTCTCAACTCAATCACTCTATTCAGGGTCATTTGGCTTTGCCTCGCTTTCATCGATCAACCCTCTGGCACGATTATCATTTTCGATAGCGCTAAGATATTTGCCCTGAATAAGCCGAATCTGATCAATGTTTTGATACACTTCATCACGCAAAATATTGCGCTGCGGCTGATTTCTTTTACCAATCTCCCCATGTGCGCCGTACCAAGTGTAGTGTTTATGCCCGATAATTAGATCCGTTTCTTTGCGCCTTACCCAGTACTGCATACTGTTATAGATTCGCCGTGACCTTCTCATGCCGCGCAATTGTTTTAATTTCTGGATAATTCGCTTTCGGATAAATTTGGCAGTGTCTCGAAGTGCAGCACGTTGTAACTCGGTAAGCGTATACTGTGCCCGATCAACGTTAGAGATGAATTCTACACCGTCTTTTTTAATCTTAGTTACTGACTTAGGTAGTGGCATTGTTCACCCATCCTTTGCATACAAGCTCAACCGTTTCAAAATCACCAATACCTTTAGCTTTACGTGGCTTGTAAGCCCTTATCACCTGGTATCTTTGATTTTCAAATTCAGCATATTTTTGCCCGTTATAATCGTACTGGTTAACAACAAATACGATTTCGGGTTGCAACCCATGAGCCGCTGCAGCATAATGTTCAGATCGCGTTACTGATTGCACACTACACAAAACGTCTGTATGCTCTTCATAAGTAATGGGGTCACCAATGTCATTTTCACTGTGCACTACATCGATAAGCGTTAATTCATGATCAAACGTCATCCACACCACTACCTCCCGCCGATATAATCAAGTTGCGCATCCTATACTGCAGATGACGGGGCATAGCTCCTTCACTATCTCTGTTTTGATACCTCCATGTAGCATAATCCACGCAAAACATGACATGATGGGCGTTGTTCTCTTGTAATACAATCCCCTTTTCCTTTTCCAGCTCACTAATCACACCTTTTACAATCCAGGACAAATACGAATCTCTAATTGTTGAAGTTATTCCTAGCCTCGCCTTGGTTAGCTCAACGATTTGATTCTCGTCCATGCAAACGCCCCCTATTCACCAGGCGTATCAGCATCTTGACTTTCTCCATCCTCATTCACTGTTTCATCTAGTTCAGCCTGGGCAGTAAATGCTGCCTGTTTTCCTTTTACCGTTTCACCGTTAGACAATTCATATTTGCCCCCACCAATGTGCTTTGGCCATTCAGGCTCCGGTTCATGCACTTCTACAAATCCTAAGGCTTGCAATTCTTCAGCACGTTCACCGTCATAAACCGATCCGGCTCTATATATTTTCTTTGTCACTTTACATCTAAAAGTTTTTAAAACTTTATTCATTGTAAACCCTCCGTTTCTTTTAAATAAAAAGCCGGGCACCTAATACCCGGCTTTCAAGTGCTAGTTATGGATAACCGAATTTTTTAATTAGCCTTCCGGAATCTCTTCAATTGTGACAAGCGCAAACGCTTTAGGTCTTACAGGCTTACCATCAAAACGCCCTTTGCCACGGAAAGCCATCTGATCTTCAGCAAATTTGACGTGTTCAGAACGGTCAATCGTAATATCCTCACGAATGACCATCGTGTATTGCTCAAGCACACCAAACATGACTTTGTCTTCGTCCATATTTTGATTGAACACCACCGGCAATCCGCACAAATCTGGCTGTGTCAGATTTGGCAGTTTACCAACAACGTTACCATCGCTGTTAACGTTGATTGTATATTCCAGTAAGCGATTGTAATACGTCTGACGCTTCATAACGGCCACAATCTCACCGTAGCTGTCATCACCAGTATCAACAAGCGACACCTTCTTAAGAAGATTCACAAGCAACTTGTTATCAGCCTCAACCGTTGCTTGATTCTCTGCAGGAATAGCCGGAATGATACCAGCCGGTTGTTTATCCGCGCTTCCCGTTCCCTTAAGGATGGCTAAATCAAGAGCTTTTGCAATTGCACGCGCGATTTTACGTACAACATAGTCGTCAATGTTAATAATCGAATCTTGTAGCAAGTAGTTATCTACAAATGTAACTTTACCGACTTTGAATCCATCAAAATCGACTTTCGTGATTGTACCAACTTCACCGGTAGGAATTGGGTCAGACATCTCAATCCATGATGCTGGCGAAGTGTCAGTGTCAATTAGAATTCGAGCTGTGCCTTGTACACGGATCTTATCGACGCGAGGATATAATGTCGTAAAATCCCCAACGATGTCCAAAATACGATTGATGATAACGTTTGGAATGGTAAGTTCTCCACCGGCAACAGTACGAAGACTCTTAAACTTTTCGTAAAACTCACGTACTTCTTGTAGATTATAGTACTCACCGGTTTCTAGCATTTTGCGAACTTGCGCGATGTGGTATTCTTTCGGCATAGTTTCTCCACCTCTTTTTTGTTGATTTGACCGTTGTTCCCCGGTCGGTTCTTTTGCATTGAGCTGCTCAAGCTCATTTTCAAGATCAGCAATCTCAACCTGTAGTTTAGATTTCTTCTCCTCCAGCTCGCTTTTCTGAGCTTCCAGCTTCGTGACTTCTTCTTCCACGGCAGCAATTTCCTCATCAGTTTTTGCTTCATTCGCAGCTGCTTCTAGTTCTTTGGCACGCGTTTCAAAATCTTCCTCTTGTACCAACAATTCAGCTAAAGCATTTTGACGTTGTTCAATCTTCTTACTAATTACCAACTGTCTTAACAACGTTCCTCACCCTTTCAATGATTTTTTGTCGTTTTGCGTTAAGTAAGCGTTCACGATGTTCCTCGACTTGTTTCTGCCGAGCCGCTACGCCCGTATCCTCGTAAGCCGGGAAGGTAACGACAGACACCTCATGGAGATCAACTTCTGTAATCGTCCATTTGACCGTACCGTCGTCACGCCAGTCTGTTTCTTCGCGAACAATATTAAACCCGAATGAACACTGATCCACGTCTCCGCGCTTAACGCGTTCGTATAGATTCATGGCATCAGTATCATTCGGATTGATTTTGACTTTACCCCACAACCCGTAATTATCAGCGCGAAGTTCCAACGTACCTGATTTATTCCTTCCCAGTACTAACCTGGTCTCATGATTAATAAGCGCTCGAATATCGTTTGATAATGTGTTGTCAAATGCACCTGGTGCAATTTCCTCGAATGCGCCCGGCCAAAGCTCTGTCTCGCGGTTAAACACGGCGAAGTAACCTTCGATAACCAGCTCTTCACCATCTTTTTCAGAACGAGTTTTTAGCTCGGTTCGTATGCTTCGCGTTTGGCGTTTCTCCCTACTCATCCCCATCACCTCCTTCAAGCGCTTTCTTAATATCTTTCAGTTTGTTTTGTTCGCCAAGCAGATCGGCAGGAATATAATTCTCCAGAACAATTAAGTCTTTCATTTCTGGATCAGGACTCATACCGATCCAATCGCGAAGCTCATTTCTCCGAAGGGCATTCCGGTCAACAAGCGCTGTTCCTGCAGTCACCAAATCGGTCAGACTGTAAGAATACAGCGATCTGGAATTGAAACGGAAAAACAGGTCTGGAGAATACAATAATTTTCTGGTCAACTCCTGCTCAATACCCTTTGCAAGAGGAAGTATGCGCGTCTGAATAAAAGCGTTGTACTCGTTTTTATTAAACGAATCAACACCAACAAAAAACGGCGGAACCCCTAACATGGCTGCCACCGTTTTCTTATCGATATTTACACTTTCATGAATGGCAATATCCTGGAGACTCAAAGGTTTTACGGTTTCAACTCGAATAATCCCTTCCGGAAGAATCCACGGTTTTCCACTGTCTCCGCTGCCAATATAACGTTGTATGAGCTTATCCCGCTCTTCATCGCTTGAAAACTGAGATGAATCAGCATCAACCATCACAATAACACCAGGACGCCACTTATCCCCCATAAACGCTTTCTTCGTTGCAGCTGCTTGCTTAAGATTACCGATGATATCGTTCAAAATAAGACGATATCCTCGTCCAATCCACGGCCGGTTCGGATCAGGATTAATTCGAAAATGCAACACCTCGTCGTGATTATATGGGCGGCCTTGAATTAACACTTGATAGTTTGTCACTGCGCCAATTCCGTTTTGAATCGGTGGAGGGAACGAAACCATAGAAGCCGGTAGCGGAATCAGCTCATCTAGTAAGCCATCACGTGTAGTAGGGAACACAATGCAGTTCCCATCTCCTTCAAGCAACATTGTGTGAACAATAAAATACATCCAATCTTTTCGAGTCATCAAGCTGTATGGATTGATATCAATCTTCTTAGCCAGCTCATTACGTATGCGGATATCCCCTTCTTCTGTATTCTGCATTAGATGAATGGTCATAGATGAAACTAAATCCGCGATACGATCCACTGCCATACGCACCTCAGGATTTTCACTCAATCGAGCATAGCCTGACGGTAGCGAAAGGTCCTCACCTTTCAGCCAGTATCCGAGTAACGTGTTTTCCTCTCTCTTTTCTGTTGGTTGTCTCGCTCTTTGTCTTTTCTTTTTGCTCACGCTGTTGATTCACCACCTTTCAGCCATGCGCTTTGCGCTTTACCTTTATCCGTATCTTCGATGTATCTGACACAAGCAAATACGGAGGCATCAAAAAGGTCGATGCGCTTATTGTCATCGACCTTATCGTACTGGATCATATCATCTGTTTTCTCAATGCCACGAACGTTTTGAACACAATATTCATAAGCCTCGCTGTGCAAATAATACAACAAACCGGACTTAGCTTTTTGCTCAATTCGTCGAAACCCTTGCGACTTGCGCCAAAAATATTGGGGCTCGTCCACCAATTTAAAACCGGCTTTCTTAGCATCACGGAAGAAGTCAGCACTAAACTTGCGGTCAAAACCTATTTGTTTAATTTTAAAGCCCTTCCGACGCATATATACAAACCAGTTCACAATTTCGGAGTGGTTCGTCACCGGTGTGTTGGTCATCGTCAACCAACCATCGTCCTTCCAACCGAATAACGGAATGCCGTCTTCTTCGGCTTTCGCTGTAGCGGCAACAATTGGGAACCAGGCGTGTGTGATCACAATCGCAACGTCCTTATATTCACCGTATAATGCTGCTGCGGTAAGGTCGTGCATCTTTGCAAGGTCTGCACCACCGTACCAGTTGATTCTAAGTTTGGCCAACTCATCTATGGTCCATTTATATTTACGATCGCTATATCTAAATTCGTTAATATCGAAATAAGCATGCATTGCAGATGTGTAAATGTTGAGTGACTTGGCCAAAAAATCCTTACGTTGCTGCGGATCATCTTGTGCCTCAAGCGCTTCATTCAATATATCTTGAGGGCGTATAGTTACGCCATAATTCGGGTTTGCCTTTTCGTGCTGTACCGGGTCTGTATAATCCACGTTCCCGCGTTCGTCCTGATCCGCCTTGGCGATGAACACGAAATAAGATTCATTTTTAGCAGTACCATCAAGTATTTTCTTACAATATTGTAACCGCTGGTAACAAAAACTGCTCATGTCGTCACCAGCTGTCGTAATACCGATCATAAGCTTATTTGTGTATGCCTTCATAGCTTCTTTGATGATGTTGTACTGCTTTGGTCGGGTATAAGCGTGCAACTCATCTGCTATTGCAATATTGCAATTCAAACTATCCTGACGGTCCGGATTAGCTGCAAGTGCTTCGATATGAATAGAACCATCGCCAAGATCACCACTGATACTGTGTTCCTGATTATTGTTTAGGATTCGGAAGTTTTCTTCTTCGCCCATTCGTTTCAGGTTGTAAAGAATAAAATTAAATGACTCTTTTGATTGTCTAAGCGCATGGGCAGTAATGTAAATTGTCGCTCCGGACTTGCGACTAAGCAACGCTAGTGCCCAAGCGAGCGCAGCGACAAAACGTGTCTTCCCGTTCTTCCGCGGAATAAAAATAAACGCCTCTTTGTAGCGGCGTTCGTTTATTCCTGCTTTCCAAAAGCCGAGCAGGTTGTATACTATAAACTTTTGCCACGGTTCAAGGAGGAATGGCTTTCCTCGGAGTGGCGTACCATCCAGTGCTTCTCCTTTATCATGGACAAATGTCCGTTCGATAACCCCGATAACAAACTCCGGGTCTTTTGTCCGGAAATCATAGTCCGGATTATTCAAATCATCTAAAAATCGCTGACAAGCTTGGATAATTTCATGACCGGCTATCTTTCGACCTTCAACAATACTCTTGGCATACTCCAACACGGTATCATAATTCTTCGGCTGCTTCATGACAACTGTTTAAGCACTGAGGCTAGAGCGGATGTTTTACCCGTCTCAGCCGTAACATTTTCCAAACTTTTCGGGTTGAGGCACAGCCGATCGGAGTATGCCAAAATATCCTTTCTGAGATTCTCCAAAGTCGCAACGATCGGTGCTTTTTTTGAGCCTCCCTGGTCGGTCATTACCTCGTATCGATAACCCTTTTCCTCGAACTCTTTATTGAGAATCAGATACTGATGCACAAGCTCAGAATATATGTCAATTAGGCGATTATATTGAGGTTTATGAACTCCCAGCTTTCTCATATCTGCAATCGTGCGACGTTTAATAGTTTCTTTACTTGGAACTTTGGCCATGTCTCTCACCTCCAAAAAAAATTTTTGAAGGCGCGCACTATTGGAAAGGGTCGCCCGCCTCCGGTCCCCGTAAAGCTAATTTTTAGAGATAGAGGGAGGGGGGATCTGGTTCAAACTCATTAAACCATTTGTTGATAATTCGTATCTGCAACTCTTTATCTGCTCGCTCATTATCATTAAGAGCTCTTTGAATGCATTCTTCTTTAGGTACATTCATGAATAAAACCTCGTCTGGTTTAAGCCTTTTAATTAACCTCGCTCTATCCGCTAATCGAGGTAACCCCGCTACCACCCATACATTACACGGAATTTCTCGATGCTCCACCATATTGTATAAATGTTCTCGAATACTTAATGCCACCGGCAGTAAGTGCTCTCCTGTATTGGTCTTACCCTGCATACTGATACTTTGCTTAATTAAATCTAGGTCAATAACCATATCCTCATCACGTCGGTGTTTCTTCACATATGTCGTCTTTCCGCTTGCAGGACTTCCCCAAACTAGATACACACTATACCCATTCGCAGTTTTAAATAGCTTCTTCTTATCGATGCCGTATTTAAGACTGACTCTATCCACCCACTGCATACCCAATGGCGAAAGCTTGCCAGTATATCTCTCATGCATACACTCATGGCATTGATGGCATAGACTGATTAAATTCCAATTTTCCAACGCATATTCCGGATACTGTTCAAGAGGAAAAATGTGATGGACCACATTCGCTTCTGTGGATTTATTGTATCGTTTACACTCCTGGCACAAGTATTCGTCGCGTTTTAAAATGGCAGCTCGCTTTCGTTCCCACTTTGCCGATTTATAGAATGGATTAGTCATCGTCATCACTCGCTTTGTACAAAAGAAAAAGCACCGCGCTGGGTGCTTTATCGTGAATCTTTTTGACCGTCTTTTAATCCCATCTCATACACTCGGTTTGCCAACTCATAAACCAAGCCTTCAACAACTTTCTTGTCATTTGTCTCATACAATTCTCTGATAACTTTAGCGGCTTCTTCATTGACGCGCTTTAAGTTTTTAGCGCACTCATTCATCCCCTAGTCCCTCCCTTCGCCGTTTCCCACTATTTCGACAAAAGGAGAAAATTTCCTGCATTAATTTAGCCACCCAGCAACAGTTGTCACCAGGTGGCCATGAAGGGAGAGGCCGGAATATGTGTACACTGCTTGTTGATATCATAATAACATGATTAAAGTGTCTTGTAAGTGCCCACTTTGTGCCCTCGTTATTCATTCAACCATCCGGATGCCATCAACCCCAAAAATCAATGCTGACAAGGTTTTGCAGGCATTATTGATATCTTTATAAACCGTTCTACGATCAATATTGTGCCCTTCAGCAATTTCCTCGGCCGTTTTTTTCTCGTCTGAGATATACATCATGTGGATGGTTTTATATCTCCTTAGTTCCTCCGGTTTGCCCGATTGCTCGCACATGATCCGATACACCAAAAGCATCTGGTCAATGAATCTGACCATAGCCAGGGTTCGTTCTTTGCTGCGCTTCACGGATTCTATTGCAAATTCATCGGTATCCAAGTCTTCCAATAGCTCAGGATCATTAAGTTCCTCAAGCTCCGCTTTGACGTCCTCACAATGCAGCTTAAAGGACCGGTAATGTTTAAGCAGCAACTTGGTATTCCGTAAGCGTCGGTCACGTTTCTGCTTTTGCTGCCGTTCCTTTTCTTTCTCCAGGTACTCAAGTGCTTTTTCTGCTGCAATGGCAGCCACTTCTTCTAACAATTTGGGCTCCATTTTGGTTTTTGCTTTTGCCATATCCTACCCCCTCCATCAAAAAGGTTGTTCAGAACTCTAACCCCATATCAACGTGATCATCAACGCACCAATGCTGCTAAGTGTGATTAAGGTGAATAATTGCCGATTGTTTTTGTCTTTATCTCCGATAGCACCTATTCCAAACAGGACAATAAAGATAAACATAAGTATTTGAAAGGCTAATAGCATCTAACTTTCTCCCCTCTTTTCGGCTTTTGCAGCGTGTTAATCATCAAACAATACGTGAGTTAGGAACAATAAACATTGACTCGCCTTCTCCGTCTTTGTAAATCCTCCCATATTCGTCACGAACGACATCATAAGATATCCAACACTCTGGACAGTTCAAATATTCTCCTTTGTTATCTGAAAAAATGCTTGCTTTCCCTTGCTTCCCGTTCTTTGTAATTTTGTAGTGGGTTAGACGTTCCCTTGCTATTTCAAGCCGCAATTCACCACCACAGTTATCACATTTTGGTTTTTGGTAACCTAATTTGCTTGCAGATCGCATTTCAATCCCACCCTTCATATTTTGGCTCATATCACACAGGAATAACCTTCTTCGTCCCCGTCTCCTTGTGCTGCAGAACAAGGTACTCATCGGTCTTTTTCCGAATCACCCAGTTCCGTGTATTCAACCGCGGTGCAATTTTGGCCACCATCTCCCGCTCCGCCCTTGTCAGGTTTCTCCTCAATTCAAGCACCCCCTCGGTTAATGCTTTCAGCAATATCCCGTCTCAGTTCAACCGGAATCCCTGACCAGTACCAGCAAATCGGACACTTTATCGCATAGGACAGCATCATGAGGCGCTCCATCTCAGCTGGGATCCGTAATGGCTGCCCACAATGATCACAAAAGATAACCAGATTTGCCACAGGATCACCTCACGCTTGACCTTTTTGACCGGCTCAACCCCCACTCTCTTTTCTGTCTGCTGAGATATGATGGATCAATCCCTGCTTCGATCGCTATTTGCTTGTCCAGCCAGCCTTACTCTTTCAACTTTAGATATTCCTCTTTAGTCAACGGGAAAGATTTCCCCTGTCTCTTTCTCCGTTTCTTCCGCTGATGGGCTTCGTAGTTAGTCAGTATCGGACTGCGTGCCCCTTTCTTTCCTTTGTTTTTGTTTGGCGGGCCATACTTCTTATGAATCTCAGCCAGCTGCTCAGGAGTCAACTTGTATTCATGCACTTCTCCAGGAGGAGAATCAACCATTGGGAACTTTACTTCACCCAATGCAGCACTTGACACTTTAGTGACCATGCTTGTCCCTCTCTTCCGTATGTTTGTGGCCTAGCTTGCCGTCTTTAACCAGCCACTTACCACACTTACATCTAATATCTTTTTTTAGTCTCGAAAGTTGCCCAATAGTCATTTTGACTTCTTCCGAACCACAATATGCACATTGCAGTGTAATAGACAGTGATCCTTTAGCCATCTGTTTTTTCCTCCCCCAAGATTTTTTTTACATCCTCCACACTTCTTACCACGGCAACCACTGCACCTGAATCCATCCACTTTGACAATTCATGCATCTGCAGGCGGGTCAGTTCTCCGGTCTCGGTTTTAACTTCCAGGGCAACGAACCTGCCCCAGCAGCAGGCAAAGATATCGGGCCGGCCGGCTCCCTGCCAGGCGGAGCCATGATTCACAACTGCCTTGCACCCGGGAAGACTGTTAATGTAATCAACAATCTTTTTCTGGATAGTGGATTCTTTTTGAGACAAGAGTCTATATTCTCCCCTCTCTGACATCCTCGTTTAATAGTTTTAGCACTACCTTTACCTTCTCAAAGTGTGGTTTTAAAAACTTGTCCCTCAATTCTTCATAATCTTCCTGGCTGGCCCAACCTCGCTCCGGATCAATCAAGGGACGGAGGACATATCCTCCGTTCTTACCTTGAACCAGCAATGTCCCTCCGCAGCGCATGCCATTCAAGACACTGGTTAACTCATACGCTTCTTTTTCTTCCGGCCAGTTTGTTGCAAGTTTCAAAAACCGCTTCCACAAGGGATGGTCCTCTTCAAGATCCGGCCGTGGGTCCTCCCAGATCGGTGGACGTTGATATTTTTTGGCCGGTTTAGTTTTCTCTTTTTGGATACGTTCAGCAAGGCTCATTGAAGCATCCCTCCTTCAACATCCCACTTTTTGAATTCCGGAGTGGGATGTTGAAAAATGCTTTTATATTAAGGTTTTGAATGGTTTACATCCCACATCCCACTCTTTTTGAAATACCATCCTTAATTGTGACACCTACCCCCTTTCACTCGATTACAAGGTGTAGGTGTTTGCATATATGATTTTTATTTTTTAGTGGGATAGAGTGGGATGTATTATATATAAACCGCATCAGATCAATATTTATAAGCATCCCACTCGAACATCCCACTTACATCCCACTATCCCACTTCTGAGTCAATCTTTGTGTTTACGACAACCACTCTGGCTTGTATCTTGAGTTTGTCCGACCATTCCTTTATTTTGAATCTCCGTTTCCCTCCTTCTTCAGCAGTTTTAATCCAGTTTCTGTCCCCCCAATCCCGAAGGATCCTCCTGGGAGAAAAGCCGCCTTCTTTCATTACCAAATCAAAAACGTTGCTTAATATATAAATGTGCCTGCTGTCTCTCCATCCATACTGACTGGGATAAGCCTCAGGTTCAAAACGTTTATGATTTTCTGCAGCCCAACCTAACAAATACTCATACGCCCTGGCCCCATCGTCGCTCTCCGCTGCTGTCTCCAGCTGTCCAATCACTGTTTCCGCTAATCCTAGAGCCTCCTTGAATGCTTCTTCCTCTTCAAGATCAAAAACCCATTGGCTTACATAATAATCAGCCATGCAGACCAGGGCCACCGCGGCCAAGTGGCTACTTATATTGTCCTGGCCCATTTCCTCAAGCTTTTCCTGGATGGCCTTATAGTCTGTTTTGAACAGTTCCGGCTCATTGTCCAGTTTTTCAAGAACCTTGCGTATGAACAGCGGGCCCGCATGACCAAAGTTCTCCTTTGTGGCCTGGTGGATCTTCGAGGCCACTTTCTCATTAGGGATCGGTTGGCCATATAACTCCACGGCACGGGTCTTTATCCCCGCTGTGGATGAATCAGTGGATAAAGGTTCCTCCCCTGTCGTTAGCGCTATCGTGCGCCAAAAACTGAATTGCTGCAGGCCGCCCTTCTTTGCCCCCCGCGCCTTACCTTTACCCATACCGAGCAAATAGACCAGGGACTCTACAAAACCCTGCCGGTCGCCGGCAATTTGCCGTTCGTCAATACCCAGGGGCAAATCAGCGTAAAAGGATGCCAGGCGCTCAAGGCCGACTTTCGTGGCATTAAAGCTCGCCATTACTTCTTCCGGCTCCCCCCATACACTGAGTGCCGCTTTCAAGCTGGCCGTCTTACCGCCCCGGGATGGGCCCCAGTTATGCACAATAAACACGCGCTGATTAACCATCTTCAGCAGTGGAGCAGCAAAAGCAGCTGATAGAATAAACCGTGCAATGGGATACTGTCTGATACCCTCCATGGCCAACTTCCACTCAGTCAGTGACCCTTCTGCCCGGTAGCCGTTGGCTATCGCTGCCGTCCCGCTCCCCTGGTCAATGTCCAGTTCAATATCCCCTGCTTGTCCTGGGAGGAAGGACCGGCTACCAACCCAGCCCATGCGGCTCACAGAGCGAACCAAGGGCAACTGGTGTAAGTTTTGGGCCTCGAAGTCCGATAAATACCGAACCAGATGTTTGGATGACTCCGATGACACCGGCAGGCCTCTGTCGGCTAGACTGATGAGGCTAGTCCGGTTGAACACTGTTGAACGATTGGCCGTGATGTACTTCCATTCACGATCCCGGTAAAAGGCCACTTCCACTTTTTCCTCGCCCGTGTCCACATTATGTAATCTCTTTGTTAGCAGTACCGGCACAGGACACGCGCAGATGGGACCGTTTCTCGTCTCTTGATAGATGCCATTTTCGTTCAATGACCACTGGTAAGGTTTTTTGAGCTCTTTCATCGGCAAATCCGGCAGGATCTCTTCAAGTGAAGCGGGTGGCTCATCCGGATCCACAACACGGAGCTTTTGCATTTTGGCCAATTTTTGATTGACCGCTTTCTCAAGGTCGTTTCGGTTCACGTGGCCTTTTAACTTCGTTTTGGCTTTGGCATATTCAGCAGGCTCATGCTTTTTCAAGATTGCCAATGTTCCCAGGACTTCATCCTCAAAGACGGTATCCGGCTCCGTTTTGCCGCTTTGTATCTGCTCGAGTACGGACTGGATCAGTGTGACAGCCTCTTGTGATTCCTGCCCTTCATAATTCCAGGCACTCTCTACCTTTTTGAGGGCATCCTCTTCTGGAAAGGGCGGGTCACAGTTTGCTGCAGCTTGCATAACCAATGCCTCAGCTTCGGCCCGGTCATACCCTTTGGCTCGGAGCCGGCAAGCATAGCGGAACAATGTCCAGTCCCGCTCCCCTTCAGGTACCCCCTGAAGTACCTTGGCCGGATCTACCTTGTCAGTAGCTCCTGGACCTGTAGCTCCCAGAGGCTTTTTCTTGGTGAGATCATCCAGCCACTCAGGCATATCTACCGGGGGTGTATCCCAAGGTGGCGTAGACCACTCGTATTTACGTCCGCTGGGATGAATGGATGGTGGCGCCACGATGTATCCGCCATCCCCCCTGAAATCCAGACCCGGCAAACGCCGGGCGAAGTTACGAATTTCATGCCCCGGGTGTTTGAAAATGTAGTGATATCCTTTTCCTGTGTTAGAGATAGCCGTCCAGGGTAGCTTAAAATTATTTTCTTCAACAGATTTCTGCCCTTCCTCACCATCTATGTCAAAGACCACGATACCGGAGACCGAACCGGTCACAACCCCGATGTTGGCCTGTGGCCATTTGCTCCACCATTCTTTGATTTGCTGTTCGTCCGCCCGCTTGGATTGATACTCCATCCAACTTTTGATGATTGGTTTCTTGTCTTTGGGCTGCAGCGGGATCACTGACCAGCCCAGGGAGGCATATTTGAGTGCATATTTCAGGTATTCATTCATGTACAACCTCCTCCCTTGGGTAAGAGGGAGGGTGGCCAGTGCCACCCCTGTTATATCTGTTACATGATTTCTTCTTCATCACTGGCATTTGGCTGGGTTTGCTGTTCCACATCCGCTTCAATGGCCACATCCCTCATGGCTGACTTCAATTGAGTTGACAATACCTTCATGGCCTTAACTTCTTCGGGTGTTAAATCGGCTGCCTTGCCGAAAACTGCCTCACTGTAAGTGATACCGCCTTTATTCTGGGCTTTTTTAAGCTTAATCTTGGTTACCACGCCATAATAGCGTTTCAGTTTATTGGATAAGCGGACAATGTAAGTTTTAAAATGCGGAATACTTGTTGGTGGCAATGTCAACAGGATGGGGAAAATTTCTCCTTCACGAAGAAGATAAACACGATGCATATTCTTGCAGGCTTTCCCCCGGCCATCGGCAGCACTTCCCCACTGATTAAAGGGGCAAGTGGCGCAGTCCCTCTTACTGCCGGCCCAATCTACCGGGGCATCCTCGGCAGCTTGTCCAATCTTACCATCCATGGAGGAGCAGGCTGGAGGATTATTCTCACCGCTGTACTGTGCCGGCCAGTAGGCATTCACAGGGTAGTGATCTAAAATCACACCCTCGAGCTCCTTGACGCTGTCCGGTTCCTCCGGATCGTCTCCAGGGACTTCAAATGCAAGGGCCCCGCCAGAAGGAATTTTTACATGTTGAAAGTTTGGGGCAAACCCCTCCATATTCTCTTCCAGGATCTCCATTACTTCTTGTGGATTTTCCAAAGCCGGTAAGCTGATTGTAGGATTAGATATGACAGGCAGGTTATTGTTTTCCATTAAACATTCTCCTCTCCAAAGATTTTGATTAGGGGGCGGCCAATCAGGCCTCTTGATTATGCAATGATGACGATCTTTCCTTCTTCAATCTCTTGTTGCAATTGGTTTTCTAAGTATTCTTGGATGTCCCCCATAGCTTCCAACTTCCAGGCACCGCCATCAGCTTCAAACAGGGCGCATAAGGGGCCATTCTTCATACGGAAAATAAACTCGCTTTCAGGCTGGGCAATATCAACAAACGTCCGGTATGGTTTCAACTTCACAGGATTAGGCACCTTCACATTCTCCACAGTGGCCACCCCTGTCTTGGCCACAACCGTCTGGGAAACCCCATCGTCTCCCACCGTTTTGACTACTTCTTCTTTGATGTTGCCCACTATTTTCAGCATCTTGTTGCGATCCTCATTTTCTACAAAGCAAGACTGCAGCTTGATGTTAAATTCCTCCGGATCATACCACCACCCAAAACTGAAATCTGGAAGCATTGCTTTTGCTTCAACATAATGATCTCTGTTGCAATCACTATTGAGTGCACTAAAGCAACGCACCTCTGTGGGGCTTACTACATGGATCATGAGTTTTTCATTCGTATCAAACTTTGATTTAACATACTCTACTAAACCACTTAAACTATAGACTTCCAGTGCTTTAGCTGTGGGCCATTCAACACGGTGCAACTGTTTGGTTGAGTATGTCCAACCATCCACCTCATGTGTGACATTGCCCATGTTAACAAGATACTCCAATGCTTCTTTGATCATAGATGTTTCCCCCTTTGATTATTTGAATTTAACAACCTTTTGCCCGCGATCGTCAGCGATATCTCCTTCATCATCGATATACATTTGGCCTTTCATGCCTGATTTCAACTCGGCGCCGACGACATTACCCTCACCATCCGTATCCATGATGATTTTAGTTTCGATGTCTTTAGCTGGAACAAGTGTCGTCTTGGTCTGGATACTGACATTGGCAATATCCCTGTTTTCGTCAGCCTTGATGGTAAGCGTTAGCTGAAGCTTTCTTGCTTTCTTCGGATCCGTGTTAGGATCTGCAATGTTTTCCAAAACTTTGGCCAACTCTTGATTAAAACGCTCGGCCACAGCACCGTTAGCAAAATTTGAAAGATCAATCATGTTTTTCATGGATCATTCCTCCCTCCTATCCCTTTCTCACCCTGATGCCAACCTTCTCCGTTAGATTGATGAACGGCATCAAATCGTCTGGAACCTCTCCCTCTTCCTCCAGCATCTCATTGATGAGAGAGCTGAAGGATTGGGAATGGACTGTTTCTTTGACTAGATCAGCGTAACCATTTTCCTTAAGCCATTGATAGACATATTCCTTATGCTCTTTCTTCGGCGAAGCCCACGTCTTGGCTTGCTGATAAAACAGCTTGCCTCGGAAGTTGAACCGCTCCAATTCATTGACCCTCATCTGCTCAACCAGTTCATTTTCAACCTTCTCAAGCTCTTTGTTAATCTCTTTCAGCCGGCTTTCCAAATCCTCCTTGGCCTCGCGAAGATTGAGAAGTTGGTCAGCCAGTGACAATACCGTATTTGTTTCCAAGCTAATCTCCTCCCCTAGTTTTCTTTAAGGAAGTCCCGCCAGTTATCGACGACCTGGTCGGCGACGTTCTTCTTTTCTTTCAGCGATTCAAACACTTTTTCATCAACCGTGTTCTTGGCCAGCAGGTAAATATATGTCACCTTGTTTTTCTGACCTATCCTGTGGATCCTCGCTTTTGCTTGCTCATGATTGGCCAGGCTGAAGTCCATGCTGTAAAAGATGGCTGTGTCTGCAGCTGTCAGCGTGATCCCCAACCCCGCTGTTTGCACCTGGGCCACAAACACCCTGCAGTTGGGGTCCTCCTGGAACGTCTTCACGTACTCCCCACGGTCCGTCTGGGATACCTCGCCGGTGATGATGCGATGATCGACTCCTTTGCTTTCCAGCAGCTTTTTGATGGCCTTGATCTCCGGTATGAACCGGGCAAACACCACCACCTTCTTTCCAGCATCCAGCAGGTCAGTCAGTGTCTCTTCAAACAGATTCATCTTTTCTGTTCCAACTTGGTGCAACTTACCATCTTCATCAGTGACGTGGCCGCCGGTGATCTGGGCCAGGCGGAGCAGCTTGGTCAGTACATTGTTGGCTGTCACGACTTCATCATTCTCAAGGTCCGCAATCGCTTCTCTCCGCAGCTGGTTATAAAGAGCCCGGGTCTTCTTGCTCAGTTCAACATACAAGGGCTGATAAATCTCATCCGGAAGATCCAGAGCCTCCGCCTTGGAAACCCGGTAGGCAATGGAGTGGGCTTTTCTGACCAGCTCGTCCATGTTTTTGTAGTCTACAATCTGCCGGTTCTCAAATCCGCCCATCACAGCATACCGGTTGCGGAAGCGGACAAATGACGTACCAAAGATTGATTCATCCAAAAACTTGTACTGGCTGTAAAAGTCTAGCGGTGATTGCGTCACCGGCGTTCCTGTAAGGATTAGCCGAAAGCGGGCCAGCTTCCCTAACCGGTGCATACACTTGGACTGCTTTGCCCCCGGTGTCTTGATCCGCTGGGACTCATCAGCAATGATCATGCCACCCTGGATCCACTCTCGCAGAGCATCTTCCATCCGCCAGGTGGATTCATAGTTGACCACGGCCACCTGCAGCACGTTCAGATCCTCTGGCCACTCTTTGAGTTGCTTGGCTTTCTCCTTGCTGGAGCCGGTCAGGGCTCGGACTTCGTGTGGAAAGTCAGCATAATCATTAAACTCCCGGGGCCACACCGGCACCACGGAGGTGGGTGCTACGACCAGGACCCGTTTTAAACCGTCATTCAAGAACCGGTACCCGGCAATGGCAACGCTCGTCAGAGTTTTCCCGCATCCCTGCTCCATGAGCAGAGCCGCATACGGGATTGTTATTCCGATAGCGAAAGCCTTTTTCTGATGATCGAAAGGCTTCACTTTGACCGGCATTTTGACTGCGACATCCGGAGCCATCTTGATATGATGCACCATTTCTTCACTCTTTTTGATCCCTTGCACCCTCATCGTGATTTGCGGATCTATGTCCGCGCTTGGAAAGAACCGGCGGATGGCATCCAACACTTCAGGCCTCACTGGATAGGCCCAGGACTTTGAAGGCTTGTCCCACTGATAACCTGGTATGCATTTGGCCAGGTGGCGGTCTTCGTAGGGGACAGACAAGAGGATCCGCTCACCGGCCAACTTTGCCTTCGGAATCTTGTATGCAATGCCCAATCTATCCCCTCCCATTTGCTTTTTGCTGGGCAGCTATGTCATAATAAAGCTAGGTATATATTGATTTATTGGTCCGCTTCATGCGGATCTTTTTCTTTGAAGATCAAACACAGAAAACCTAAACCACTCGTCCAAAGTACAATGGCCAAGACGAAATCCAGCCAAGGCATTGAATCAACTTCACTCCTTTCGTTAGCCTCATAAGTAGAGTCAAAGATTCATTTCTTCCAGTATTCTTTCCATTCACTAAGTTGTGGTGGAATCTTTACTTGTGGCAGAAAGTATTTTAAGTCCTCGATTTTCCTCAGCTGGTCCCATTGAATCTTTGGAGGATACATATGATCCTCAAGGAATTGCAAGATATCTAGAATATCAGCGATCCTCCTAACAATCTCGTCTGCAGTTGCTGCCTCAGCGTGTCCTTTCGTGTACCATTCAATGTCCCTTTTCAGCGACTCAATCATTTCTGTTGCGCCCCATGCCGTGGCCATTAAAACTTTGCTTGGGATTGCATCGCTCAACAAACTCACCCCCTTTCCATTCCCATGTAGGGCAAATATTCCGGCGTATCCTTCACATTCTCCAATGCTTCAGAGTAACTGCCGGCATACACGTTTGAGATCACCTGTCCATTCTCAAGCTCCACTTCCCAGGTACCATTGATAGTCCGCCTGGCATCGATCGGCTTCATTGAGTTTCACCTCCCCTCTGTTTTGAGTGCTTTGAGCCAAAATTGTCTCATCCATGCTTCACGATGATGCATTTCTTTCGGATAGACAGCTAGAATCCGGCATTGTGGGAATTGCTTCTTTGCCGCTTCAGTTGCTGCATCAGGATCCAGAGGGGCTTTTAATTCACCGTGTGTGACTTGTCCTTTGGAATTTACAAAGCGCGCTATGAATGTGACTGCATCCATGGCGATCACCTCCTTTGCTCTTCCAGCCACTCAAGCAGAAACCGTTTGGTCTTTTCAGCAGGGAAGTACCATTTCCCGCCCACCTTCACTTTTGGGAACCTTGGATCATGAAAGAAGTTGTCTTGTATCGTATTCCAGGACATGCATGTTCTCCGCTTCAGTTCGGCCGAATCCCAGTAGACCAGTTCAGCATTCACTTCTTTCAACTTCTCCTCGATTTTTTCAAGGTACAACCGGCGGACCTCTTGTTCATTGATTTGAATATCGATTTTAAGCATTTTCTTATCGCCTTTTTGCAATGAAATTACCTCCTGTCAATAAGCGTAAGAGTTAAAGTTTTTATTGATTATTGACAGCAGGTCAAGCCATATACATTGCAAACGACCCTAAGGTTTCAAAATCCGCAATTTGCCATACTCTTTCTCGTATTTCTCTTCAAACTGCTGATCTATGTTCATACGCTTTTCCATCCAGCGATCGATATACTCTTTCTTAAAAAGCCACTTCCGGCCACCGGCCATCCTCAAACAGGGCAGCCCTTCTTTGTGAACCCAGCGCCGGATAGTGTCAACCGATACCCCCAGGTATGCGGCAGCTTCTTTGGTATCAAAGGTTGAACGAGTAACTTCCGGTAGATCTTTCAACTCACTCACCTCGGTCTATAATATTGGTCCACTTCATGCATCGATTCACATATCTTTAGCAGCTCCGCTATAGCCTCCTCCCTTGGATAGCTGGGATCATCGGCCAGGTTCAGAGCCACAGTCAATATCTTTCTCTCCAGGTCAGCTTGAGTTAACTTTTGTCTCAGCCAATCCAGGTCAATTGCCTGGGGCATCTTGTCACCTCCATTTCAAGTAGGATTCCAGCCCTCCCCTGTCGAATATTGGTAAGTTGGGAAGGGAGGTGTAAGCATTGGATAAATATAAGCTAAGTGAGTTTTTGAATGATTGTACTAGGCTCTTTGAAAAAACAAATTCCTTGTACCAAGCAACAGTAAGTAATCCTGAAAATCCTTCGCCGATCGTCAGTGTTTACTTATCGGAGATTTACACACTTAGTGAGAAAGCAAAGTTGTATTTAGCAATGAATGAAGAACTTGCTCATTATGAAATCACTTCGCTGTTCAACTTCTTTGACAAGGTTTACTTTCAATTAAAGGAAGTTATTGAAAAACGAGACTCAAACACATCTTGGTTATATTCCGAATTTGAAAATTACCAAGACCAGCATGTGATTGTTGAACGTATGTTGAAAGACCAAATCAAGCAACTAAACTAACTTATTGCGCTGTCTCTTTTTGAGACAGTGCTTTTTCTATTGCAAGAGATTCATTTTCTTTAATCACATCTTTAATCTTCACGGCACCGCGTTCATAGACTAAACGGTGCAACACCCTTTCAACTTCGGTTCCGTCTTTTTTTACTTTGCCTCGTTCCCATAGAGCTGCTGTTAAATCACTAAGTGACTTCGCGTTATGAAGAACTTCTTCAACCCATTTTTCTGATTCTTGTTCAACGTACTTTTCGATGGTTTGAATGACCTCCTTATGCTCTCCCACAATCCATTACCTCCTTTCTTCCGTTTTGTTCTCCCGCTCAACCAACGGCAGGATGCCGTGTTAGCTGTTCCTCTTTCAACTTTGGTGTTTTCCACTTTAATCAGCTTATCAGCCTCTGGATCATCAATAGGTTCTAATCCAGCTTGAACTCTTGCTTGATTCAATGTCATTTCACCTTGCTCAATAGCGTTTTTTATTTCCGCCCCTGTGGCGGTTTCTTTTTTATCACTCATGTCGTCACCTCCTTTCAGCCAGCCGATTTGTCTTTTTGTTCCTCATAAGTTAACTCGTTTTGCAAAAAAATATCATCTGGATTTTTATTAAACACACTAGCTATCTTTACAGCCATTTCATATGAAAGTCCTCTTTTACCCTGTTCTATCTGCCAATAATACGGTTTACTCACTCCTATTTGGTCAGCAACTTCTTGTAAAGTAAGCCCTTGTTTTTTTCTGATTTCAATTAACCTTTCTCTTTTCACACTCAACGTTTAACCTCCTTTCATAAAGTTAACTTAAGGTTAACTGCATTATAAATTAACTTGTAGTTAACTGTCAATATAAAATTACTTATTTGTTAACTTTTATTTACGTTAGCAATTAGTTAACATATAATATTTCTAACGAATTTATTAACAGGAGGTTTACAAATGGACTTCCCTCAAAGATTAAGGACACTACGCAAAGCTAAAGGACTGACTCAAGAAGAATTAGGCAGGAAAGTCAATGTCACAAAAGTTTCTATCTCAGGATATGAAAGCGGCAATAGGTCGCCTGATATGGACACTTTAAAAATGCTTGCTGACGCACTCGATGTAAGCATTGATTACCTATTGGGAAGGGACCAAGCTCAAACCAAAACAAACGACCTCCCCGAACTCACTGAAAAAGATGAACGGGACATCCAGAAAGAACTGGAGAACCTCATCTCCGGACTTAAATCAGAAAACAGTTTTGCTGCCTTTGGTGGACAAGATATTAGTCAGTTGGACGATGAGGACAGAGAACTCCTTATTGCATCATTAGAAAACTCACTTAGACTTGCCAAACGCATTGCAAAGCAAAAATTCACGCCGAAAAAATACAAAGAAAAACAATAGCAACAGGGGGTTACTGATGGCTGGTTGGATCAAACATGAAGTACAAAAACTAGTCCGAAAGCACTGTACAAACAACCCCTTTGAGATCGCATCGCAGAAAGGTATTGTGCTTTTGTTTGAACAATTAGCGGAATTTATGGTTATCATCACACTTTTAAGCGAATTAAAATCATCCACATCAACTCTAATTTGGACGAGCCCATGAAACGTTTTGTTTGTGCGCATGAGCTTGGTCATGCAGTCTTGCATCCTGAACTTAGCACGTCATTTTTGCGAAAACACACACTTTTCAGTATGGATAAGGTGGAAAGGGAAGCTAATGAATTTGCTGTAGAGTTGTTGGTACCAGATCAAGTACTGTATAAAAACACACAGCCTGTTTTAACAGTCAACGATGTAACTTTAATTTATGGCGTCCCAAAAGATTTGGTTCGCCTTAAAAAAACATAAGAAAAGAGGATGGCAATATGGAATTTTTGTATGTTTTGCTCTTTATCGTTGTCTTGTTTGTAGTTTTAAGGAAACTGGGCTGGATAAAAGTATCAGATGCGAATAAAAGTGATCAGGACAACCATTCGCAAACAAAAACTCAAGTTGATGATTTTAACAAAGACTTTGAAGACGAAGACGATTTGGAACGTGAGAAAAGACTTGAAGAAAACCGAAAGAAGCGCAAAGTGCTAGAACAATATACCGGAAAACGATACACCTTTATGGGTGAAGTTGTCACTGTGCAGAAAGGTTTTAGGGGGAACGATATTGTATTAATTCGTAATTTGCGGTTTAAAGATGGTACACCTGTCATAGAACAAATTTGGATTGGAATTACTAAAGCATTCGAGGGTATTGATTTGAAAGAAGGAACAACATTACAATTCGACGCTGCTGTAAATAGTTATGAAAGAAAAGGAAAGCAAGACTATAAGCTTGAACGGGCAACAAAAGTCCAAGTAATATCGGAATTCGATAAATAAGGAGGGACAAGCCTATGGCAAGAGGCTATGTGCAACATGTAAATGGCAACAAATGGCGTTTGTTCTATGATGTTGGGATGAAACTGGACCCAAAAACCGGTAAGATGAAGCGGCAGAGAAAAACGAAGACGGTACAGGCAAAAGGCAAGCGTGAAGCAGAGAAACTACTTGCCGATTTTATTACAGAACTAAATTCAGACAACTATTTTGAGCCTGAAAAAATGATGTTTGTTGATTTCGTTCAAAACGAATGGCTCCCCAAACATGCTAAAAAGCATCTATCCAAAACCGCGCTAGACACACACATTAGATTGTTAGAGCTTCGAATATTACCAGCCTTTCAACACTTTCGTTTAGATCAAATCAAACCGATCCACATCATTGATTTTCTCCATAACTTAGGCGAGGAAGGTATGAATAAAAAAGGCGGTTCGCTTTCACCATCTACCATCTTTTATCATTATCGGATCCTTAACAACATCTTTAACTTTGCCTTGGAATGCCAGCTGCTCAAAGAATCGCCACTCAAAGGGGTAAAGAAACCAAAAATAAAAGAAAAAGAGATTGAAGTGTACTCCGAAGAAGAAGCCTACAAACTGCTGGAATGTCTTGAAAGCGAGGAATCGCTATCCTGGAAAGTGTTTATTAAATTGGCCATCACCACGGGGCTCAGGCGGTCTGAATTGCTTGGCCTTGAGTGGAAGCACGTAGATTTGGATGAGGGAACGATCTCGGTTAAACAGGGATTAACCTACACACCAACATCAGGTTATGTCATAGGAGAACTAAAGACCAAAGGGAGTAAACGAACGGTAAGTATTCCTGAATCTTTAATGAATGACTTAAAACGCCTAAAGCTTCAGAAGCAAGAGGAACGGCTCGCGGCTGAGGAGCTGTGGAATGAAGAATATTTTTTCGTCTTCTCCTCCTGGAACGGCAAGCCGCTCAATCCTACATCAGTTAAAAACTGGTGGCAGAGATTCATTAAACGGCACGGACTCAAGTACATTAATTTTCACGCTTTACGGCACACATCAGCAACCCTTTTGATTAACCAGGGCGTACATGCCAAAGTCATCTCAGAACGGTTAGGACACTCCGACATCAAAACCACCATGAACACATATGGACATGTACTCCGAAAAGCGGATCGTGAAGCAGCCAATAAATTTGATGCATTACTGAAAAAGAAGGGTTAA